TGAAGACAGACGGTCAGAAAGAACGGGAGATATACAAACTCCCGTATTTCCCCGACAGAATTTGTCATTGGGCGATACTACAAGTCATCGAGCCTATAATCATCAATAACCTGATACTTGACACATACTCAGCTATACCCAATCGTGGTATACACTTCGGTATGAAACGGGTTCTCAAAGATATTGATACAGACCCCGCAGGTTGTCAATATTGTTTAAAGCTCGATATGAAGAAGTATTACCCGTCAATCAATCACGAGATACTAAAACAAAAGTACGCTCGGCTAATCAAAGACAAAGATTTGCTTTGGTTGATAAACGAGATTATAGATTCAACTGAGGGTGATACAGGAATTCCGATAGGTAACTACTTGTCACAATACTCGGGGAATTTATATCTCTCATCGTTCGACCATTGGGTGCGTGAAGTTAAAGGTTTCAAACACTATTACAGATACATGGATGACATTGTAATCCTCAGTGACAGTAAACTCAAATTACATAAGCTGTTGAATGAAATCCGTGTGTATCTCAGAGATAAACTGAAACTAACAATCAAAGATAATTGGCAGATATTTCCTACGTTCGAGAGAGGTTTAGATTTCCTTGGTTACAGATTTTTCAAGGGTTACAAACTTCTCAGAAAGTATACCCGCAACAACCTTAAAAATAGAATGACCGCTATTCTACACAAAGTCGAGAACGGCGGTCAATTAAATTACTCTGAGTGGTGCTCCATTAACTCATATAACGGTTGGCTCAAACACTGCAACTCATTTAATCTGAGGAAGAAGTATGTTCAACCGCTTATGAAATACACTCAGGAATACTACGAAACCAACATAAAGGGGGCATAACCAATGATTAACTACGGAACTACACGGGGAACTGAATACCCCAAAGAAGTAGACGTAAAAGAAACTCTCGTCTTTGTAGCCTCAAATGTTCACGAAGTCACAGTAACAGACGATAACATGGACGACGAACCTACTACAAGAACCGAATACGAGTTCGACCTTGTAGCATACACCAAAGACGAATACATTGAAATGATAGACGGACGTAACAAGGAGCTTGAAAACGAGCTTACCTCAACCGAGCTTGCTCTTTGCGAAGTCTACGAACTTATAGGAGGGTGAGATTATGGCTAAAGTATATGCTAACCTCATCAAAAAAGGTCTCAAAACAATAGACGATGTACCTGAAAACCTCAGAGAAGAGGTCATCAGAATACTTAATGAAGATATATGAAACGGTTAATCAACACAATCAAACAGCTAATTCAGAAAGAGGTGTTTTGCATGGCAGTTGTTTACGCTACACTTATCATTAAAGGTAAGAAGACATTTCAGGATGTTCCTGAGAGGCTGAAAGAACAAGTAAGGCAGATACTCATAGACCTTGAAGTACCTGAGCTTGCTGAGTAAAGGTGATTGAAGTGATGTACACAGAAGTGACAATTCCCTGTGAGGTCACTAACCGCTATGTATACAGTATAGTCTATAAAGCTAAATCCCTGTCTGTCGATTGTTACATCAGGTTCAAAGACAGACAGGTATATGCTCAGAGTATACTTGGAATACTTAGCCTCGACTTACACAAGGGCGACAAGGTTGAAGTCATAGCTTATACAGAGGATAGCTGTGACTTGCAGAGCTTATTTACAGGCGACGACGAGAGGTGATAATATGTACAAGATAATGATAAAGAGAACCACGGCTAAGGATTTCTATGAGTGGTTCACCATTGACGGTCAGATATACGAGACTGATAGTCTTACATCTCTTGCTGATATGTACAAGGGTTTGATGAAGACTTTCCCCACTGATAGCATAGTTCCTATTCAGGTACTTGATACTGAAGTGCTTGTTACCATAACCGACGGTGAGTGAGCATATTGGCAGAAGTTCAGATATTTGCCGATGTGCTGTATTATAACTCTGTTTGAGTTAAGATACAGATATAAGTTGAGAAAAAATGAGGGTTACTTAATTGTAACCCATTTTTTACGTCTGAGGTTGTATAAATCAACACACAAGATTTATGCGCTCATTTACAAAACCTTTATGTATAGCCCCTTGCGAGGCTTGGTGAACTGTCAAACTTGGAAATCCGAACCGAACACTTCACGGACTAAATTCCAAACACAATCTCCACCCCTTTCTCATCAGACACATACACAACATCAATCATCGTCTTAGCCAAGTTATACTTCTCGACATTCGTAAGCTCATCCCAATACTGCATAGGCTCACTGATAACCTCGACATTAACATCTGACTGCTTGCGTGTCAATCTTTCAATCTTCTTCTCAATCTCAACTTTCTGCCCGTCCAACAACTCAATCTTTTCGTTGATATATCTCATGACAGTATCATTAGCTTTAGGTATCTGCTCAACCAAATCACTCAATTGGTTCTGCACCTCAACCAACTCTGTCTGCAACTCAATCATCTCGGTGTCCTGTTGTTGTTCCTCGGTCTCCTTAATGATAAGCTCTTTGAACTTTTCTTGCATAGCCTCAAAAACAATCTGTTCAATCTGCCACGGTCTAATCTGCAACGTCCTCTTAACACACCTGTTCTTTTGATACCAACCTGTATCGTACAAGTACATCCACGGTTTCGCTCTCTGAGTTTTACTAACACAAACAGCATACCCACAGTGAGGACATTTCAGTAACCCCGACAGCCAAGAGTTAAACGGTTTACCTCTGTTCTTACAGAAGTCAAAACTGTCTTTCTTCTCCTGCACAGCTAACCACGTCTTTGCGTCTACCAATCCCTCGTGGTAGCCTACCTTTACAAACTTGTCTCTCTTGTCAGTGTTATGCCAAAACAAACCGTGAACTCCGTCATAAGCAGATACGTCATCACACATCTTAAACCCTTTAGATTTGAGATACTGATACACGTTAATATCTGCTCTGACATACAGCGGGTTTTTAAGTAACCCTGACAAGTGTGCTCTCGACATTGGCATATCATACGTCTTATTATTAACACTCTTGAAATCTGTCTTACTGTTGTGCTCTTGAATGTATGTGAGTATACCCTTTAGTGAAGTGTTGGGTTTGCTGTATAACCCGAAAATTATCTTAACTGTCTCAGCAACCTCAGAGGGAACTAACACACTACCTGTCTTACCGTTGACTACACGACGTTCAGGTATATATCCGAAACACATTGTTCCACCTAAGTAGAACCCTGTATCTCTTGCTCTGAGTGAGTAAGCGTCCTTAACTCTGTAAGCTATTGTCTCACGTTCAAACTCTGCGAACTGTAGGACAATACCTCTCATCATCCTACCCTCTTTTGTAGCCGTATCAAACGGTTCTGACAGTGAGATAACACCCACATCGTACTTCTGTAACTCATCAGTGACGTTCATATAGTCACGAGCATTACGACTAAACCTGTCATACTTCTTGACTACAATGACTTCTATCTCGCCTTGTTTAGCATCTTCCATCATCCGAAGAAAAGCAGGTCTGTGTTGTACATCTTTGCCTGATTTACCGTCATCACAATAAATCTTGTACTCCATATTCGGATAGTGTTTCTGCACATAACTTATACAGTCTTCCTTTTGACCCTGAATGGAGATTGAGTTGTTTCCCTTGTCTACATCACTTATAGAACGACGAACATATATAGCAACGTGTTTCATGAAGATACCCCCTTAACTTTATGTACGAGGAGCTTGTATATGTAGTTGATTTTCTGTTGACGTTGCTGTTCGTTTGTGGGGCGTGTAGTGATTTTAACGGGGATGTTTTTTATGTCAATATGTATCACCTTCAATCGACAAATAATTTTGCTCATTTATACCACGACACACTATACCTAATTCCGTATTACAATTCGGACAAACAAACCTGATATACCCACCCTTTCCTCTGGGGATTTGAATACCCATCGTGCAAGGCAAACAACTGCAAGTGGCATAAACATAATTAACTTCATCAAGTTTATCCTCATTCCATAGAGTGGAATAGTCTACAATCCTTATATTTCTTACATTTTTCATTTTCAATTCCATAACTTAATTTCATTAACAAATAATTACCCCTGCATTTATAGCTGTATCTTTCCAATCTCCGACAAACACAGTAAGAGCCTCGATTTTTACCACTTGCTCTACCGACTTCAGACCAAGTATAGCTGAAGAATAATCGGGGTTACCGTAATAGATTTCTGTGTCGAGCAAATCGTTTTCTTTTGCCCAATCATACAACTCTTGAACTGTCATTATTAATATCCTCGCTTGTATTGTTTTTTGTATCGTTTTTGATTTGAATGTCTTCTAACACCTCATCGAGGGTTGAAATGTCACCGCACAAAATCCTGACTATTTCCTGAACTGTAATCTGTCTCATATTAACCTCTTTTAATTTTCACCGCCAAATTGCCTTTAACACAACTTAGCGGTGAAAATAGTTATTCTCCTTTCAAAGTCCTGTTTGAAGACCTGCTTATGAAAAGTTTTTCTGTTGCAGTTCCTTTATCGTTTGCTTTAATACTCCTCGGCACTGAGTGTTCCCAAATACACTCAAAATCATCAGGAGCTTGTAACTCGCTTATCAACACAATGAAATCTTTACTGAGCAGCCTCACATATTCCCAAAACTTATCATAGTCAAAATCAGTTGAGTTAGCAAACTGTTTCGTGTTGGCGTATGGTGGGTCGAGATATATAAGAGTGTTGTCGTGATATCTGACTGCCCGATAGTCTGAACGCAGGAACTTTATTCCTTTGAGGTTTTCAGCCTGAGCAAGCAGATTACGCTTACTTTCCTGATAGTAGTCACGATACCTTGTTCCCGATTTGGTGTGCTCATATCCTGCCTGTGCGTACCCGCCGTCAAAGAACCTACCATTGTAGCTTGCTAAGAACCCCACATTACCAACGTACCAATCCTCGTACCCGCCCGCAAGGTAGTCTGCTCTCACCTTATTGTATAGTTCTCTTGGAACTTCCTGAAGAAGTTCTCCACCTTGACTAACGTGTTGTAAGAGACCTATGAGATATTGGTTTACATCTGAACCCTGTCTGTGTTTACACCTGATTTTATCTATTACATTTGCTCCACCAACAAAAGGTTCAG